TCGGTGATGACTATATGGGCATGGATTCAGGATCTATCGCCAAAGTGCTGAGCGCCAATCGCGGCAAGCCTGTCACGCTAAGAGTCAACTCCCCCGGCGGTCTGGCGTTTGACGGGTTGGCGATCCATAACGCGATGGCGGCACATGATGGGCCTACGACTGGGATTATTGAGGGACTAGCCGCGTCTGCTGCGAGTCTGGCCGTGATCGGATGCGACACGGTGAAGTGTTATGCCAACGCTACCTATCAGATCCACGAAGGGCTGTCGTTTGCGTTCGGTCACATTGCGGATCTGCAAGATAGCATCGAGTGGCTGCAACAATTTAACGAAGCGGCGGTCGCAACGTATGCGGCTAAGACAAAAAAACCTTATGAATATATTGCCGCAGCTATGCTTGGCGATAAAGGCGACGGCACGAAGTACACAGCAGCACAAGCCTTAGAAATTGGATTTGTGGACGAAGTAATTCCAATTGGAAACAACAAGAAAACAGCAGCAAAAAACCAAGATCGCGAACGATTGACGGGGATGCTGGCGTATCGAATTGCGAAACACAGGTTGACAATGCAAATGAAGTAAATTACTGTTTGATCTTCAGTCGCAGAATCTCAAGTGAGATAGACGCGGCAAAATGCGATCTGAGTGATAAGTTTCACGCCAGTCGTTTGCAGTTTTTCAATTACGAAAACCTGCCAGCGACTGGCGTTTTGCGTTAGTCCTGGCCAATGAGGGACTCACATGAAACGCACCGAGAAAATGACCGATCTTCAAAATCAGCGACACGCTGCGATTGAAGCGGCTGATGCCTTGCTTGCAGCAGGCAAAAACGAAAGCCTAACACCAGCCGAGACTGCTGACATTGATCAGAAGTTGGCACTGGTCGATGATCTTGGCAACCAGATTTCTGCCTTGGCCGAACAGGACAACCAGATGGCAGCAGCAGCAGCTCGCCTAGATGCACAGCGCAAGGCTCCGATTGATGCCGCCATTGCAGGTATCGTCAATCGTGGCTCAGGTATGTCGGCCATGCCACCTGGTCAAACCAAAGAACGCTGGACTATTCCAGCAACGGCACGTCGGCACTCTAAAGTAACGGCGTTCATTGATGACAAGAATGCGAATTCTGGAGGCTACACGGCTGAAGAAAAAGCATATCGTTTTGGCCAGTACGCGCTGGCTAAAGCGTCAGTCGATATGCCGGGAACTTACCGATTTGAAAACAGCACGAAGTTTTGCCGTGAGAACGGCATCATGAATGCTACGCATCTTGAAGGTGCTGGCGACAGCACTGGATCTGGTTTGTTTGTGCCTGAAGAATTCGGTACGGACTTAATTCGCCTGCGTGAAGAATTCGGTGTCGCTCGCCAGTTGTGCAAAGTTGTTCCGATGTCTTCAGACACTCGGACAGATCCACGATGGAGCAGCGGCCTGACAGCCTATTTCACGGGCGAAGGGTCAGCGGCAACCAGCAGCAGTTTAGTGCATGATCAGGTTCGACTGACGGCTAAGAAAATGACAGTTCTTTCGACATACTCCAGCGAGTTGTCCGAAGATGCTGTGATCGATTTTGGCAGCACGTTGGCTTCTGAAATGGCATACGCAAGTGCCTTGAAAGAAGATCAGTGTCTGATTGACGGCGACGGGACTTCGACCTATGGTCACATTCGTGGCTTGAAATCGCAGTTTGCCACAACCACGATTGGCACGGCTCCTGGCTATCGTGATGCGACTGGCACAACCTGGGGAGCAATCGTAATCACTGACATTACGACACTGATCAGTGTTGTTCCAGTTTACGCACAGCAGGGAATGAAGTTCCTGTGTTCCAGCCAGTTCTACTATCAGGTCATGGTTCCACTGCTTAACGCAGCCGGTGGCGTGACTGGAACTGAGTTGCAAGAAGGCTTCCGCCGTCCGATGTTTCAAGGCATTCCTGTGATGTTCTCACAGGTAATGCCAATCGCAACAGCAACGAGCGGAATCATGGTCATGTTAGGCCGTTTTGACCTATCGACTTCGTTTGGTGATCGTCGCAAGATGACTTTGGAGTTTTCCAAGGAAGCATACGTCGATTCAGTGAGCCTGTTCACCAATGATCTGATCGCCGTAAAGTCCTCACAGCGTATTGACATCAATGTTCACAGCATTGGTAGCAACACGGTTGCAGGGCCAGTCGTGGCTCTTGCGACTGCCTAGGTTTAAGTGATGCGAGGCGGCATTCGTCGCCTCGCTATTTTCCAGCACAGTTTTTAGGAGATCCAATAATGATCCCTGCACGTTTGGTTAAATACGTCAGCATCACACCACCAGCCGCAATCGTTGATAACGCAAGTTTCACAACAGCGGAAATTGACACCAATGGCTTCAATCACATGACGGTTGTTGTCTATCTTGGTGCAACCGACATTGCTATGACAGCATTGACGATCACTGAATCAGACACGACAGGGTCTGGCCATGCAGCCGTGACTGGTCTGGTTTGGGGCACGAGCACGAATATCGACGGATCGACTTCGGCACTGCCTTCTGCGACGGACGACAACACGTTTCAGATTGCGGACATTGATCTTCGCGGCCGCAAGCGTTTCATCGACGTGACGGCAACGATGGGCGATGGCACTGTTGGAGGATTCGTGACGATCCTTGGGATTCTTTCACGAGCATCTCAGACTCCAAAGAGCATTTCTGATATCGGTGCGAACGAAGTGCTTCGTGCTTAGTTGATGCGTTCAACAGGCACTGTAAGGCAACTTGCAGTGCCTGTTTTTTAAGGCAATCACATAACATGATGATTGAATTTATTCGAGGCTGGCACGGCAGAGCAGTCGGCACACGAAACGATACTTTTGGTCAGGGAATGATGGCCACACTCGTAGCTAACGGATATGCAAAATGGCTTTCCAATACCAATCCGCCAGTCACTATGAGCGAAGCCGCAAAAACATTTGCCGCACCTTCAAAACAACAGTCGAACCGACAGTCGAACCGATCACGCTAGAGAATCTCAAGGATCGATTGCGGATAGGATCAACATGTGACTTTGACGCGGAGCTGTCGCTGATCTTGACGACAGCCCGCAAGCAGGTCGAGGCCGACACGTATCGCCGTTTGGTTACACAGACTGTGATCGGATACCTAGACGCCTTCCAGTGGGTACGCGAAATCGAACTGCGTCTGGCTCCAATCAGCAGTGTCACAAGCATCGTGTACGCTGATTTGGATGGAGTGACGACAACCTACGCAGCCAGTCGCTATACGACGGATCTAATTAGCACGCCACCGAGGATTGTTTTAGACACAAACGAGCAAGTTGAATACACCGAACAGAACACACCGAACGCAGTGGCCATTACGTTTGTGGCTGGCTATGGAGCAACGGCTGCCAGTGTGCCTCCGCAAGCTAAATTGGCAATCGTGGAATACGCCAAGATCCTGTATGGCGGGTGCGGTGGCAGTTCAGATAATTATCAGCGGTTGATCAGTGGTTTGCAGTGGACTGGTTATCACAAGGTGAACTGATGAACGTGTTTGAGTTTCGGCAGTGGGTGGAGCAAGCCATCCCAATTTGGGTGCTGGCAGTGGGATTCGGTATCTTTCTGCTGGCGATTAGTATGTACAAGATGTTGGGGCGACGGTGATGGCTGCGTGCATTTCCTCAATGAACAAGTCAATCACGATCCAGAGCATCACGGGCACGACTGTTGATGCTCACGGGGCCGTGGATATTACGACAGGCAGCAATTGGGGAACTTATGTTCGAACGTTCGCGAGCGTTATGTCGAAAGGTGGTCGTGAGTTTTGGAAGGTGAATCAAGTCAACGCAGATGTCTCGCATGTCTGGAAAGCACAGTATTCGTCAGAGTTGGCAAACGCTACGACAGCAATGCGATTAGTCTCTGAGGGTGTCACCTATGAGATCCTGAGTGTGATTGACATTGATCTGAATCACAGAGAAATTGAGATTCAGACTAAGCGAGCGGTGTGATGGCTATCAAGATTCAGGTTGTAATCGATCCAAGACAATTAGCGGTACTTCGCAATCGAATTCGTGAGTTCAAAGGGCCGAAACTTACACGCATTATAAAAGCAGGTCTACGAGCAGAAGGTCAGCAAACAGTAAAGATCCTGAAACGAAATATCCCAGCAAAGTTTAAGGAAGCACGAAAAGGAATAGGCTATTCATTCGGGAAACGCGGGGCAAGATTTACCCTGAATTCGATTCTTAAAGTAGGAGTAAAAGTCGGGAAAAAAAAAGAATACACAGAAGCACTTGGTACAGCAAGAAGTCTAGCACGCAAAGCGGCTGGTAAAAAAGGCAGGGGCATTGGTGCAGAAAATTTGCATTGGCCAATCTTAGGGACGAAGCCGAGATATGTTAATAACGGATGGGGCATTAAGGGAAATCGGTTATACGTTGGACGCATGAAATCAACGATGCCTTCTTTTGTTATTAGACATGTAATGTCTAGCAAATCATTACTCACTGCTGCTTTTGCTGTAGGCGCGCGAAAACAAATGCTAAAAGAAGCATATAAATGAAAAGCGGTCTGGTCGCATTATTATCAACAGAGGCAACTATAACTGCTATTTGCGGTACGCGAGTCTACGTCACTAAAGCACCACAGAAAGCAGTGTTTCCGTATGTGATCATCACCCAGATGAGTTCACAAGAAAACGCATCGCTGGATGGTGCAAGTGGAAAACTGAGGTTCATCACGTTCGATATCGATTGC